CGGGCGGCTTCCCGGTAGTTTCCGGGCGGCTTTCCGGTTACCTAGTGCGCCTGCTCCCGTTGCGCCTGATTGCTGGAGTCTTTGCCGTTCGTACCGGTCTGAAAACGCGGCAGGTTCGGCTTTTCTTTTGGAATAAAACCCCTTATTTGGGGGACTTTATTTTTGGGTTTACGCTCTTATTCTCTCCCGAAGCGATCAGCTTTCAGTAGTTACGGAGAGACAGTAGCCGCGTTTATCCCTTCGGAGCCGCTTCGCCGGGTAGCCAGCGCCCTGGCGTCTTTGCCCAGAGACGCGCAGCCCGGAAGCGGAAAACTCGAACGGTTTTTGCGCGCGAGTATTCCGCGGCGTGAAGGATTCGCGCTCTTGGACTAGCGCCGAATCCTTCTTGACTTGACAGCCGCTTCTCAATCCTGAATCCTGTGATTATCCAAATCAACCCGCCACCATAGGAGACGCTATGCCGAAACCAGACGCACTCGAAAATGAAACTCGTCCGGCTATCCCGACGAAAGAAGCCGCACGGCTGCTTTGCCGGCGCCCGCAGACCCTACGGAAGTGGGCATGTTACGGAGACGGACCGATCCGCCCGATTCGGGTTTATAACAAGCTGCTTTGGCCAGTAGCGGAAATCCGAAAGCTTCTGGCTGTTGACGGGCAGCAGGCTGAAACCCCTTCGGGGACGCCGTAACAGTTTCACCGGGGCGCTCAAAGAATCTAACCCAAGTAAAAAGCCGGGACGCCGGCGCGCGCCTCCCTTTGGTGTTACAAAAAAAAAGTCGGAACTTTTTACTTGACACGCCGTTTAGGACGGTGTAGGTTTGAATCACTTCACAGCCGGCGGGCTAAAAACGCAGGAGCAATCGCAATGGGCAACCTTGATACGGTGTTTCGCGGCACTCACGCTTTCACGTTTACTCTTCCCCAGAACGCCGAGGTGGAAGGGGAAGACTATCGGACGATTGACGTGCCTGGATTTGAGGCGGTCTGTGCGTTCAGCCGCCTTGACCAATTGCAGGCGACTGATGAGCCGGCGTTCACGCACGCACAGGCGATTTGCGTAACGGAAATCGAAGACTGGGATTTCCGTGGCGGAGAATTCGCTTCCGTCCTTGTGCTTCCCGAAGCCGTGCGTTGGATTCTTTGCTTCCCGGTGACCCTCGAAGACGGCGTGCACTACGCTTTGCAGACGCGCGCTATCGAGCCGGACGGCGACAACGTTTTCTACACTTTCGCTTCGCTAGCCAGCGCCGCCCTGTTTAGAGCGTCCGTTCAAGCCGTTCCGTCTTTGGACGATCTCAAGTTTTTGTCTCCGCAAGCCGGTGACAAGTTGGTGGTGATTCGCGCCAAAGATTGGAGTTGGGACGAAGGACGGAATACCGTCTATATCCAGCCTTGGGATATTTCCGGGATAGAGTTTGTCGTTGATTCGGACGTGCGCGTTTTCTAACGCGCGCCCTAACCCACCAACCCGCGCGCCGTTCCTTCATTGGGACGGCGCTTCTCAAGTAAAGGAAGATAGCGATGGGCAAAATGGTGTTTGTCGGTACTCGCCGCTTCAGTCTCAACCCTTTCATCACTGCAAAGAGAAGCGTATCCGACTTTGAGGCGGTTTGCTCCCTTGATGCCTTGGATCAGCTTCAATATATTGGCGCTCCTGACTTTACCTACGTTTTAGCTGCTCGCGTTACGAATTACGCCGAAGTCGAAAAGATGCGCGTGTGCGTTTTCTATGAGGCGGTGCGTTGGGTTGCCTGCTTCCCTGTTACTCGAAACCAAGAAGGGAAGTACGTCTTGCAAACGCACATCCCATCGGATAGCGAAGGTGTGTTCTTCTTTTTCGCCAGTCCACTGGTGATCGGCACGCCTATTCAAGCTGTTCCCGACCTGAGCGGACTGAAGCTTGCGGTTCCGCGTCAAGGAGATAAATTGGCGCTTGTGCGCGCTAAAAACTGGCGCTGGGACGAAAAGCGAGACACCGTTTTTGTGTCACTAAAGAGCATTATTGAACTTGAAATCGTTTCTCGCTCCAAAGCGCGCGTCTTCTAGCGCGCTTTCAAAACCTCGCCCCAGCCCGGCACAGCCTCCCCCGTCCGGGCTGATTTTCTTTGAGTATGCTTCCGCCGTCCATTCCCACTTGCACCGATTGCCGCCACCTGGTCGAAGTTCTCCGGCTGTTTGCCTGGTGTCCTGCCTGTCAGTCCAAGTTCAGATTCGGCGCTGGCGATTTTGACCGGTGCTGGTGTTGCAACGCCGCGCTCCAGCCCTTGGTTTGGTACGGCAGGTGTGCTTGTCGCCGGTGGGAAATTCACGCCCGCGCCCGACCGCCTGACAAAGCGTTGCGACAGCCTTCCTTGTTCTAGCGTCGTTCTAGCGTCGTTCCCCTCGTCGGAACGGCGCTTTTGTTGTGCCTTGCCTTGTTCGGCGCAGAAACCGGTGCTATCCTTGCTGACAAGGTTTCAGCCGAACCGCGCCACCAAGACGGAACAAGAGGAAACAGTGAAAAAAGAAGCACGCCCCTGGCTTATTAAAGACATCATCGGCGCCGGTGATACCGTTCTGCTCTCAGGACGAATTGACGCCGCAAAAACTACGGTTGCAGCAGGTTGGGCAATGTCCGTTGCTACTGGTACACCTTGGTGTGGACGGCTCGTAACCCGCGGTTCTGTTCTTTACTTTGTGCGCCCGACTGAAGCTGGCAGAAAGGAATTCGAATCAGTAAGTTGGCTGTACCTTGATGCCATTGATTCAAGTTCGGACAATATCGCCTTTACAACGATATGGAGTAGCGCGCTTGACTTGACGCCTCGTTCCCGCAAGGGCAGATGCAGCAGATGTATTTTTGACGTGCTGCAACGGCATCGGGAAAAACATGGTTGCCCTTCTCTTGTTGTAATTGACACCGTTTATGACTACTTTCATAGCGATGTATTTGACCTCGACGAGGTGGACAAGATTCTTTCTACCGTGGAAGTCGTTTCAGCGATCTACAAATGCGCCGTCGTTTTGATTGTTGATGTTGAGCCGGGAGACACATTGGCAGAAAGAATGCTGCGACGCATGGCAAAAGCGGCGGATGTCCATTACGTTTATCGCGTGCCGCAATCCCGTCAAGCCGCGTCCCCTGACGAAGTTCTGCATGGGACGTTGACCAAGGTTGTTTCTAAAAACCAGAGCAGTAGTAAGCGCTTCAGAGCAGATTTCACCTTGCCGAAGCGACAAAAATCAAAAGCGAGGGTGTAATGCGCATACCAAAGCTAACGCCCGAACAGTGGGCGAACATCAAAATCGAGCGTGAAGCCGGCGCATCGCTGGGCTTTCTCTCCGCCAAGTACGGCGTCAGCAAGACCACTATTGCGCAACGCGCTGAACGCGAAGGCTGGAGCGACGGGTCGGACGCCGCTGAAACTGTTCGCCGCAAGGCACAGGAAAAACTCTACGAACTCCCTGACGCCGCTCAAAAACGCGCCGCCGCCATTGAAGCCGCCGCCGACCGTGCCGCCGAAGTCCTGCGCCGGCACCAGGAAGAAACCAACGCCGTCCGGGAACGCCTCTACGCCGGACTCAAGGCGCACCGCGAAGCCAAGACAAGGGCACAAAAGCTACTGGCGTTTGAAGACCTCAAAGCCGCCAAAATCGCAAGCGAGACCCTGATCAATCTCCAGAAAATTGAGCGAATCAACTGGGGGCTTGATAGCTACGGCGGTGCCAAGACGGAAATCGTTATCGAGCGGAGTTACGGCGTCTATGGCGCTGCGAATTGATTGCTTCCCCAGCCTTTGAGTGTCTTGGATGCCCAAAGTCGCTCTAAAATGCCCGCAACTGCTTTTGCACAAGGCGCAGTTCGCTATTCTGTCTGACCGGCACCGGTTCAAGGTGATTGCGGCCGGACGACGCTTTGGCAAGACGTTGCTTGCGATGGAGTGGCTCACGCTTGCGCCGGGCGGCGCGGCCGAAGGCAAGCCGGTCGCTATCTTTGCTCCAACGTACAAACTTTTACTCGAAGTCTGGGCGGATATTGAACGCACTTTGCGCCCTCTAACGCGCCGCATTAACCGTGCCGAAATGCGTATTGAACTGATTAACGGTGGCTCGATTGACGGCTGGACACTTGAGCGCCCGGACGCCGGACGTGGGAGAAAATACGCTCGCGTTGTTATTGATGAAGCGGCGCATGCGCGTCATCTAAAGGATGCCTGGGAGCACGCCATCGCGCCGACGCTCACCGACCTGCGCGGCGAAGCGTGGTTTATTTCCACGCCCGCCGGACTCAATTTCTTCTGGGAACTTTATCGGCGCGGCGAAGACCCGGACTATCCCGACTGGGCTTCCTTCACCGCCCCGACTACGGCAAACCCTTTTATTCCCGCCGAAGAAATCGCGGAACGTCAGCGCGAGCTTCCCGAAAACGTTTTCCGGCAGGAATATCTCGCGGAATTCGTTGACTGGAATAGCGACGAAAACGCTTTCTTTGACGCGGCCACGCTGTCTGGTGACGCGCGTCAGCCTGACACACTTCTTTCAATTGGCGTTGACGTTGCCCGGTTCGGAAACGACGAAACCGTGATTGCCGGCGTTGCACGCAACGGCGCGATTTCAATCTTGCACACGCTGCGAAAATCGCCAATCACAACAATCGCCGAACTTGTTCTCTCTCAGTACCGCCAGCAACGGATTGTCGTTGACGACGCCGGGTTGGGGGGCGGATTGACGGATATTCTCCGCAAGGAAAAGCTCAACGTCGAGGCGTTCAACGGCGCAGAGTCCGCGATTCGTGACGGGCAATTTGCCAACCTGCGGGCGGAGTCCTACTGGGTTCTAGCTGAACACCTTCGCTATCGTGACGTGGCGCTTCCCGACGACCGGAAGCTGAAGGACGAGCTTTCAGCGTTGCGCTACGCCTACCAGCGCGGTAGGATACTGCTGGAGCCGAAGGACGCCGTGCGGCAACGCTTGGGACGCTCTCCTGACCGCGCTGACGCGGTGTGCTACGCAGTGTGGGGCTGGCGACCTCGCAAGCCTCAATACCGGACAGAGTTCAGCTACTTGCCGAGGTGAGCCGTGAAAACCCCAAACCGCTTCGTAACCGTCTTGGCGCTTATCGCTACCGTCGGCTCGTTGATTGCCGCAACGTTCCCACAGTACCAGACGCTGGCGCTTATTGCCGGGACTGTTGCCGCCGTCGCTACGGCGTTAGGGCGTTCGCTCTTCCCAGATCACTTCCCGGCTGAAAACGAAAAGCCGGCGACTCCGGGGCAGACCGCCGGGCGCGTCATTGACCAGGTGATTTTGCGTCAACGCAAAAGGGACTAACTGTGCGCACTGTCAATCTTTCACTTGCTGAGATTCCAAACCAGCCGCTGGCCAGCGCGCGTGTCACCTTCCGCCCCCTCAAAAAGGGCCAGTCCACGCCGGCGGACGTGTATCCCTCGCGCGTCTATACAGTTACGACAAATGCAAACGGTGACGCAACGCTCCAATTGCCGACGGATATTGAGATTGAAGTTACGCTGCCGGACGGCTGGCGTGGCACGATTATCGTGCCGCCGGGCACGACGCCAATCACGTTGCAGGCCTTGCTGCTGGGCAACGCCACGCCGCCGAACAACTGGCAGGTGCTGCTTGACGCGCATGAGCAGAAAATCGCCGGCGTTGGTTCGTCTGGTGTCTTGGGGCATGTTCGGGTGGACGGCACGACCATTCTGGTCAATCCCGGCACTGGCGTCATCAGCTCTACTGCTAGTGGTGGTGCTCCTACTAACGCACAATACCTTGTGGCGGTCGCTGACCCGACGTTGACCGCCGAGCGTGTTGCGACAAACACGGCAACCGTGGAGTGGGACTTTACCACGCCGGGGCAGGCGAAGGCGTCTGTGGCGGACGGCTCGATTGACACGACGCAACTCGCCAGCGGCGCTGTGACCGGGCCAAAAATTGCGTCAAACGCCGTCACCGCGTCAAAGATTGCAGCAAACGCCGTCACGACGCCAAAAATCCAGGACGGCGCGGTGCTATACGACAAGATTCAAGACGTGACGCCCAACCGCCTGCTTGGACGCGGCGCAACCGCCGGGCCGCCGGAAGAAATCCAGGTTGGCGCAAATCTTTCTCTGTCCGGCGGCGTGCTGTCTGCAAGTGGTGGCGGCGCAACTGATTTGGGCTACGTTCCTGCTCCTACCAGTGGGCAGGTCACAAGCAGCACGGGAACGCCAGCAACGATTCCGCAAGCAGACACGACAAACGCCGGGTTACTGATTCCAGAAGATAAAAACAAGCTGAATCACTACCAGCTTGACACGGCGAACAATAAGATTGCGCTGGGACAAACAACGCTGCCGGCGGGAACAGGAAACACTTCACTTGGCGTCGGACAAACAATCGCGGCCGCAAACTGGCAGACGGCGGTAGGAGCTGGTGCGCAGACGTTGGGGTGGCGCGCAACAGCGATAGGGCACGACGCCAGAGCTGGCTCGTTTTCCACTGCCGTGGGCGCAATCGTTTCCGCCGGGGTGCAAGGTGGACAGGAGTGCGTCGTTGTAGGGTATAGCTCCAACGCCGGTGCCGGGAACTCGGAGATTACGGTTGTCGGGGCGGCTGCTGGGAGCGGAAGCTTTATGGGCGGCGGCGCAACTGCTATTGGCGCGCGGGCGTTTGCCAACGCGCCACGGCACTTTATCCTTTCCAGCGAGTTCGGCCCGCCGCGTCCGGCTGGCACGAAGTTCTACCTGTTGCATCAGATAACGACTTCGGACGCGTTAAACGGACGCTACGCCGGGGGCATGGTTTTCCGGTGGCTGGACAACGTTCCGGCTACGCGCCGGGGACGTACCGACGTGGTGGCGTGTGACGCCGCGTCAAACGAGCGCGTGGGGTTCACTGTGGACTCTGACGGGACACAGCCGCGTGTGTCTGTTCTTGGCGCAACGCCTATCCCGCGCACGACTGCACCGCCGGCGGCGACTGATTTGGCATCAGCTATCACACTCGTCAACGCATTGCGTCAATTGATGATTGACTTCGGACTTTGGGAGGCTTGATATGGGCTTGACGCAAGCGCAAAAAGCGCACATCTACGAAATCCAGCGTGCGGCCGGGCTGTGTGTGGACGTTTACGCGCGCGCGAACGCCGTTCTGCTTGCTGAACGCGCGTTGGGGCTGCTGGGTAAAATCACCCAGCAAGACCTAAGCGATGCGGGACTCGAAGTCGGACTTGAAGACTTGATCGCGGCGGTCGGGGAGTTGTCCGACAAGCAGGACGAGCTTCAAGAGCTGATGGCCGCCTGCGTCAAAATCAGAACGGCGGAAGTCAATAGACTGTGACCAACAAAGACGTTCCGGCAGCAGTATCACCTTTGCTTTCGCCCTACCTTGAAGAGCTGCGCACTTGCGCTGCCCTGTGGGGCGGCACACGCGCGGCGCGCGCTGAAGGTGAGTTTCTGCTTCCGCGCTTTCCGCTTGAGGCACAGGACACGTGGCGCACGAGACTGGCAACTGCCGTGCTGCCTGGCGTTTTTGCCCGCACGATTCAGCAGACCGTGGGGCTGATTGTTCGTGACGGCGTGCAGTTTGCCGAACAGGTGCCGCCGGTGTTTTTGACGCACTGGGAGGATATTGACCTTGCCGGCACGCACGGCGACCGGTTTACAGCGCAGGCGCTTACGGCTGCACTCCGGGACGGCGTGGTGTTCGTCGTAATTGACGCGCCAGCGGAAGGCGGACGCCCGTACTGGGTTTTGCGTCACCGCGCTGACGTAATCAACTGGCGGCACGAGCGCGTCAACGGTGAGCTTGTCCTGGTGAGAGTTGTTATCCGGGAAACAGCGGTTGAACCGGACGGGCAATTTACACAACGGGTTGTGACGCGGTATCGCGTTTTCACGCTGGAATCGCAAGGCGTGGTGGTGACCGTTTATCGCGAGGTGCAGGAACCGCACGAGCGCGAGCCGCGTTACGTGGTGGACTTTCAGACCACGCTGCCGCTGCCGGCAATTCCGATTGTGCCGCTGTACGCTGTACCGCCGGACGCGCCTTTTATTGCGCACTCGCCGTTTTTGCCTCTGGCGTACCGCGAGGCTGAGTACTACCAGACGTACAGCGATTACAAGTACAACCTTCACCTTGCTTGCGTTGCGATTTTGACGGCGAAGGGAATCCCGGAGGGCGAGACGTTGCGCATCGCGCCGTCTGCTGTGGCGCTACTTCAGCCGGAGCAGTCGCTTGAGTACGTGGAGATTTCGGGCGCTGGTATCGGCTCGGCGGCTAGCGCGCTGGACAGGATTGAGCGCGAAATGCAAGCGCTATCACTCGCCATTGGCGATACGAAAAACCGCACGGCGACGGAAGCGGTTCACCTGCATACGATGCGGACGGCATTGTTTCGTGACGCGGCGCAATCGTGCCGTGATGCGCTCGAAAACTGCCTGTGGTGGCACTTGACGCTGCTGGGCTTGCCGACCGACGGCGTGGCGGACGCCGTGCAAATCGGGACAGAGCTTGACGCAACGACAGACTGGACACAGGCTTTGCCGCTGCTCGAATCCGCTCGCCGTGCCGGAGACCTTGACCTTGAAACCTACCTCGAAGCCCTTGAACAGTCCGGCGCACTCCCGGCTGGAGTTACGCCGGCTGTCGTACTCGAACGCCTTGCCAATCAATGGGGAGGAAGTAGTGAAGAAAATCAAGCCGAAGAAGAAACCGAAGAAGCCTAAAAGGTGGACGTACAGCCAGACAGAGCTGGAAAGCGAGGTCGCGTTTGAACCGCAGGACTTCGCCTACGCGAAAACGCTTGCGCGAAGGTATTCCGTTCTGATTCCAAGGTTGCTCGATGCCGAATAAAGTCAAGCAGACGTTTCGCTGGAGTGAGAAGGCGCAACGGTATATCGCGCCCAACGGTCGCTTTGTGGCGCGCGCAAAGGTGTTGACAGAGCTTGACCGCGTGCGCCGTGGCGTTGGGCAGGAAATGCGCGAACTCGCCAAGCAACTCCAGGCAGGCGAAATTTCGCGCGTCGAGTGGCTGATTGCAATGAAGACGCGCATCAAAGCCGTTCACCTTGCGCACGCTGCCGTTGCTGCTGGCGGAATGGACAAGCTGACGCCTTCCGACTTAGGGCGCGTTGGCGCGGCTGTGCGACGCCAGTACGAATTCCTACGCCGGTGGGAAGCGCAAGACCTGCCCGTGGATGGGCGTTTTATCACGCGTGCGGAACTCTACGCCGGGGCTGCCTACGGGACGTTCTCCGACTTGGAGCGGATCAAACACAAAGCAGTAGGCTACACTGAAGCCAAGCGCGTGTTAGGGGTTGCAGAGCACTGCCCGGATTGTCTTGAGTGGGCCGGCAAGTGGCTGCCCATTGACGTGATTCCGCCGATTGGCGCATCTGTGTGCCGGACGCGCTGCAAGTGCACGATTATCTATCGCTAGAGGTTGTTTATGGCTGAACTACTACCTGTTGAGGTTGACACTTTGGACGCTGTGCCGGAGCCGTTGCGCCCGTTCTATGAAGAGCGCGATGGCAAGTTTGTTCTGCCGGTGCAGGTGGACGATCCAACGCCGCTCAAGGAAGCCTTGCGCAAGGAGCGTGAAGCGCATCGCGAAGCCCGGCGCAAGCTCGAAGCGCTGGAGCGCAAAATCCGTCCGGTGACCGACCCCGAAGGGGACGACCCGCGGATTGTGGCGCTGCGCAAAGAGCTTGAGGAGTTGCGGCGCGAACGTGAAGAAATCGAAGCTGAACGCCAACGCGAGCGTGTGCGGTACTCGCTCAAGGAATGGGCATTGGCGGCTGGCGTCGCGCCAGCGCACGTGAACAACCTGCTGAAGCTGCTGGACGGACGCTACGAGTTGCGAGGTGCGGATATTGTCTTTCTCGATGCGGACGGGACGCCAGTGGCAGACGACCCGGCTACGTTTTTCAGTAAGCGCCTTCAGAAAGAGTTTCCGTTTTTCTACGGACGCCAGGTTGCAGGCTCCGGGACGCCACAGGGGGCTTTGGCGGCTGGCGGGAAGCTGACGCGCGAGGCGCTGGAGAAAATGACGCCGGAGGAAATCCGCGCGCGCATTGACGAGGTGCGGGAAGCCTTGCGTCAAGGAAGATAATCGGCTAACCTGATAGCAATCAAATCGCGCTGACCGGGCGGGATGCCCTGCGAGACGCTTGAGCGCAAGCAAATCTCGTGGAGGTATCCCGCCCGTGGCGTTTTCACACGTTATCGGCACAGTCTGGGCTGCAACGCTGGAAGAGGAGCTGGAAAAAGCTCTTGTTTACGCCAGCCCGCGTTGCGTCAATCGAAAATACGAAGGGCAGCTTCGTGGCGTCGGAGATACCGTGCGTATCCCGATGCTCTCGGCTCCCACTATTGTTGACTACACTCGAAACACCGACCTTGCCGCGCCGGAAGCGCTGAACGATGCGTCAACAACGCTCGTCGTTGACCAAGCGAAAGCAATCCACTTTGCCGTTGATGATATTGACACGGCAACGTCGCCGTACGACCTGATTGCAGTTTCCTCTCGTAGTGCGGCGTACAAGCTTGCTGACACGGCTGACCAGCACGTGGCGGGCAAGATGGCTGCGGATGTGGCAGCCGGTAATCGCGTCGGCTCGCAGTCGCAACCTATCAATATCAACACCAGCCCAACAAACAGCAGTTATCTGACGTTAGTACAACTCGCTGGGGAACTAGACGAGGCAAACGTACCACGTAGCGGTCGCTGGGTGGTGGTGTCTCCGCTATTCCTGACGCGGCTGCTGGTTCACCAGAACTGTGTGTTCACAGCGGCACAGCAATCACAGGCGGCGCTGGCAAACGGGCTTGTTGGCCCGATTGCCGGGTTCGATGTGATTGTGAGCAACAACGTGCCGATCCAAAACAACGTCCACCGCATCATCGCTGGCGTTAGTGACGCAACGTCGTTCGTAGCGCTGATCCAGGCGACGGAAGTGTATCGCCCCGAGCGCCGATTCGGGCAAGCGGTCAAGTCGCTGTACCTGTACGGCTGCAAGGTGATTCGGCCGGAAATGCTGGCGATGGCATTCGTCAACTTCAGCTAAGGGGGTG